ATAAAATTACTAAGATGTAATAAACCATCGTGCGAATATCTTTGAATTTCATTAATGATTCTCCTCCAATCGGGAGCATGTTTCATTATTAATTCTGCGACTACTTTTTCTTCATATTTAATTTGCTCCTGGTTCAGTATATTTATGAGTCTTTTCATAAACAAGGGAGCTAGTTCAGACAGTTCTTTCTTACCAGTATTAAATTCATAAACACTACATCGAGAATGTAATGGATCTATAATTCTATTTTTAAAGTTACAAGTTAATATGAATCTACAATTTTTAGAGAATTCTTCTATGAATCCTCTTAATGCTGGTTGAAAAGATTGTGGATTAAGATAATCTGCTTCGTCTAATATAACTACTTTATACCCACCTTGTAATGATATAGTAGAAGCAAATTGTTTTATTTTGTTTCGAAGAGTATCAATATTACCTTCTTCTGATCCATTAATTAGTATATAATCTAAGCCAATTTGTTTACAAATAGCTTTTGCTACAGTTGTCTTACCAGTACCTGCTGTTCCACTGAACAACATATTAGGTACTTCACCTGACTTAACTATATTCTGGAATACACTTTTTAGGTTTTTAGATAATATAATATCTTCAATATTTTGTGGCCGATACTTTTCGACCCATAAGAAAT